CTGATAGCTCATCCGCCATGCACTGACCTTGCTGTGAGCGGTGCGAGATGGTTTCCAGAAAAGCAGCGTGATTTCCGGCAGCAAAAAGCATGTGTTTTCTTTATGCAGATGATCCTTGCCAACTGCGAGAGAATCGCGGTCGAAAATCCAGTGTCCATCATGTCCACCGTATACCGAAAACCGGACCAGATAATTCAACCTTGGCAGTTCGGTCACGGAGAGACGAAAGCAACTTGTTTGTGGCTGAAAGGTCTTCCGCCTCTTTGCCCAACACAAATAGTCCAGGAAAGGAACCAAAGAGTGTGGAGGATGCCTCCAAGTAAAGAACGAGCAAAATTGCGGTCCAGAACGTACACAGGAATTGCCCGTGCAATGGCGGAGCAATGGGGATGAAAGGAGGAGCAAATGTCCACCCTGCTATTCTACGATGACAGTCACAAATACACCGTTGATGGTGAGGAGGTTCCATCCGTATCGGAACTGACGAGGTTTCTGACTCGTGAGCTGTACAACGACGCTCCGCAGTATTTCCTGGATCAGGCAGCCAAGCGTGGGACAAACGTACACAAGGCTACTGAGGCAATAGACAAGTTCGGCACTGTCGAAGTCGAGGATGAGTACGCGGGCTTCGTAAAGGCTTACGTCTCGTTCCTGAAAGAGCATGATGTGAGTTGGGAAAAGATCGAATGGTCTGTGTGCAACGGGCACGACAGCGCAACGCCGTATGCGGGTACGGTTGACCGCTATGGTGCGTTGGACGGTGAGGCCGTGATTCTGGATATCAAAACGACGGCAAACATATCAGGTCTTCACAAGCTCTGCTATACCGCTCAGCTCAATCTGTACAAGCTGGCTGTTGAGAAGGAGAAGCCAGTTGAGGGGCTGTGGGTGTTGCAGCTGAAGAAAGACGGAACGTACAAGCTGATTCAGCTTGAGGAAAACGAGGCGCTGGCGAATGCCTGCCTCACAATGCACTACGCAATCAAAAACTCAAAAAAACGGAGAAAGAAAAAGAATGCTGAAGATTAACCAGAAAAAACACGAAATCGCGATGGTCGGAGATTCCAGAGTTCTCAAAGATGAGATCGGAACTTTGATGCTTGCTTTTGTCGGAGAATCTGCGAAACGTTCCAAAGAGGCCGCTCTGGATATCTACAACCACTATGTCAGAACCATGGTCAGTATCGCTGGGTATCTGGATAACGAGTTCGACATTGATGTGACAGAAGAGGAAGAGGAGGAAGCTCCTCCAATTGACAAGGAGCTGGATGACGCAATCGATGCGTTCTTCTCTATGCTGGATGACTTCATCGCGAAAAAGAAAGGAGATAAGTGATGGACGAGCAGAAAACCGTGCAGGAACAGGAAACCCAGCTTGAGCCAAAGAAAGAAGAATCTCTTGCTCCGGCCGACAGATTTAACTGGATGGACAAGAAGCAGCTGGCGGCTGTGTTCTCGGCAGCGAGCGGATTGTCCAAGTCTGCACTCGTTCCCAACAGCTACAAAAACGATCCGTGGTCGGTTATGATCGCCATGGATATGGCGAACAGAACGAACTTTGGTTTGCTCCACGTTATGCAAAACCTCTATGTGATTCAGGGCAAACCCAGCTGGTCCGGTCAGTTCTGCGCAGCGGCAGTGAACGCTTCCGGTAAGTTCTCCCCTCTTGAGTATGTCCGGTTGGTGGATGATAAGGGTGAAACCAGAGGCTACTACTGCAAGGCTACCAGGCTGGCAGACAACGTTGTCTGTGAAGGAACTGCTGTCACTTGGGAGATGGTCAAAGGCGAAGGCTGGGACAATAAGTCCGGTTCCAAGTGGAAGACGATGCCTGACCTGATGTTCCACTATAGGGCAGCTGCGTTCTTCTGCCGTGAGTATTGTCCTGAAGTTCTCTGTGGACTTCAGACAGCGGAGGAGGTTCAGGATGTACGGGGCTATGAACAGCCAAAAGAAAAGACGGTGATCTCTCTTGACTGAAGTGAGAGTCGGGCAGGCGTATGTAGCCAAAGCAGTAAAGACGGGCCGTAGTAAAAACGGCCCGTATGAGATCGTGATTGTTCAATCGCCCGGGAAGGCCCAGCCGAAGATCGGAATATCAGTTACGAATGTGCCAAGCGGAATCGGGCCAAACGGAGTGTTCCAGCTGAGAAGTATTCGATCCGTTATGCATCGCAAGTACAAGAAAAACGGCAAGTGGGTCGAAGGCAGCGTTACCGTAAAGGGAAAGATCAAGCCTCTCGTCCAGCTTACACCAAGAGAAATGGAAAAGCTGCAAAAAATAAACTACGAGGGAGTAGAAACTACGTTTCCGTCATTGGAGGATTATTTCGCATGAGTGTTGATTCTGCCCCGATATTCGAGAAAGCTCCGACATTCGATGAGGTTGTCGAGTATGCAGTAGAAAAAGGATACTTCGGCAAAATCAGTCTTACAAAATTCTATGATTACTACAACGGCTTTGTAGGTAAAGGTGGCTGTATCATCGACTGGAAAGCAAGACTCCAACAGTGGGTTTGGAGGCAAAGCTCTGCTCCTGTGATCTCTGCTAAGGAATACGAAGCCAGAGATCGGATACAAAAGCGAAATGCGAGGAAAGCAGCGCCTGCCAGAGATATCGTCGCTGAGCTTCAGGCGAAGGTGGCGATGATATGAGCAAAGTGATTCAAACACTCAGGCTGTGTGTGAAGTGCGCTGAGTCACTGCTGGGCTTTGTCGTGGTTAAGGAACCTTACAGCACAGACACAGCTAAGTGTGACCTGTGTAAGAAGAAAAAAGAAACCGATTTGTATCGGATAATGTCTGAAAGGAGCAAGTAAATGATCGATTATCTCCGTTATGCTGACATCACCGGAATTCAGCAGAAAGACATGGTGGAAGCCGTCGCTACAGAATATCCGGGGTTTACTAAAGCTCAGATGAGTTTCGCGTGCAACCCGGCTCAGTACGCACTCTGCCTGATTCCGGAAGCTGAGAAGCTTCTGGAAGACAGGTTCGGGAGAGCGCCCGGGCTATCGATTTCCGTCAGGATCGGCGATAAGAAGCACGGGAACAAGGCGAAGCCCAACCGGCTGTATGTCCGGATAGACGATGCCCTGCGATCACGGGTTCAGTCAGTATACGAGTCCATGTGTTTCGCGTCCATGCAGGATATGCTGGAAGCCGCGATCGCTGATTTCGTCAGCAGGCATGAGAGGCGGGCGTAATGGCAATCGTGACAGACGGAGATAATGCATGGCGTAACCTTGCCAACGCAATTGTTATTCAGGCTGTGCAGGATTACGAGTACCTCGTTTCTGACAAGCCGATGTTCAGCACCAAAGACAAGGTAACAAAGACGGAGATTCGGCTGTTCGCTGCCAAGCAGCAGCTTGTAAACGTAGATGTGAGTGCGATCCTCGACAGAGTTGACCGGGTATATCAGCACCAGTTCCGACCATACGTCAAACAGAACTACAAAGGCATCCTCGAAATGACGCGAGAGTCGAAGAAACACCCGGCGCCGTGGACTTGGCTGCAAGACAATACCCCGTACAAATGCCCATTCTGCGGTGGTGCATTACGGCAGGGCGCTGCAATAAACGGCAGCACAGACTACATCGTCTGCTCTTCATGCAACCTGAATATGAGGATTCCAAAGGAGGATGAGTAATGTACTACTTAGGCGTTGATCCCGGTGCGAATGGAGCCTACGCCGTATTGAACGGCAGCGAGGTTGAGGTCTACGGCAAGTTCGATAAACAGGCGTTCCTGAACGTCTGCTACAGCCTGTCTAAGAAGCAGGAGAAAACACGCTGCTGTATTGAACGGGTTCACGCAATGCCGAAGCAGGGCAGTGTGTCCATGTTCAACTTCGGTGAGAACTTCGGTTGGTTGAAGGGCGTTCTTGATGCGTTCGAGATATCATATCAGGAGATTCCCCCACAGACCTGGAAGAAGGAATTCGGGCTGAACTCGAAGAAGGAGCTGTCTATTGAAGTCTGCCAGCGGCTGTTCCCGGAGGCGAACCTTGTCCCGCACGGCGGGAGGAAGGCACACGACGGAATTGCAGAGGCGATTCTCATGTCTGAGTACGCGAGGAGGAAGCTATGACAATGAACGATCTGTTCTACGAGGGCGCGATCCTGATATCACTTGCCGTGTCCATCCTGCTGAACATCTGCCTGTGCGGCTGGTGCCTTCGCTGGAAGCGCAAAGCGCATTGGTGGAAGGATCAGTATTACAAGACGATGGAGCCGATGAATCCCCCGGCGGTAGTCACCGACCCTTACGAGGGAGTCAAAACGGCTCTGGAATATAATTGGGAGGAGGTTTGGGATTGAATAAACGTAACGATCCCCGCTGCCCATATGTAAACAACGCAAAGTCGAGTGTGTTTTGTGGCGAGTACCGGGTCGATCCCGAGGCTTGCCTGAGTTGCGGTTGGAACCCAGTTGAGCATGAGAGACGCGTCGCGTTGCTGAGGGCTGGCGTGGTCAAGACGTTTCTTCACATCGACGTTGACCACCTGCCGTCAGTCTTCGCCAAGGGCTATAAGGAGACAGAAGAATGAGTAGAAAGCAGAGCGCATTTCTTCAGCAGATGCACGACATCCGCAGGGCGGCTCAGGAAGCATCACGCAAGACGTTCTCGCAATACCTGACAGACACTTGCGTCATCGCCCTGCATGAAATGGGCTGGGGTGAGACGAGAATCAGAAAGTTCCTTGATATCTGGGGCAAGGTCTACGACGAATTTTTCGATGCTCTGCGAACAACGCCCGAAACTGACTATTATCGTGAGAAGCTGGACTTACAGCTTCAGCCGCTATGCTTGCAGGAACGCTTCATCCCATTCGAACAGCGGTACGAGTTCCTGCCGGATATGAAGTATTGAGGAGGTGCCTACAGATGTATGAAGCGCTGATAAAGCGGCTGCGATCTCATAACGGATGGGCGCTAAATGAAACGCTTAACAAAGCCGCCGATGCCATAGAGGAACTGAGTTGCAAATATCAAAAAGCTTTGGATGACCTTGTAAACCGGGCTGAACTGCCGAAGGAGAAACAGATATGATGTGGCCCAATTGCGAAAATCCTGAAAAATGCCAGCATTGGCAAGACTGGAAGAGTCAGAAAGACACGGAATATGACTGGTGTCATTTGTGCGTCATGGATCACGACTGCTTCAAGCCGGTTGAGCCGCCGAAGGAGGAGACATGATGGCGTTTGAAGATTTTGCTTTTAAGCCTCCGATCTATGCAATCAGGGTGAAATCATGCGGAAACGATTGGGTAACCGATTGTGACGCTACATTGGCAGCAGACAAAATAAGAGGATTTTCACTTGATTCTGATGGCGTACACATCTATAGCCGGGAACGAGATCTTCACGGTGATTATGACAACGTTTATGTCCCATATACAAATCTTGAGGCACTTGTCTTCTATTTCAGGGAGCCGAAGGAGGAATGAGCATGGCTATTCTGATTGAAGGTATGGAGATGCCGAAAGAGGACGAAGAAATCATTATTCGTATCGATTCTTTTGGAACTGTGATGACAGAGTATGCGCTCCCGATTGTGGGGGTGAAAGCCGTCCCCGTCCAACCGCATGGGCGGCTGATCGATGCGGACGCGCTATACTCGTACATCAAGGATGAGCAGAGAAAGTGCAATTACCCTTGCGATGGATGGTCGGAATGTCAGGTTGCGTTAGGGTTTGTGAATAGCGCTCCCACAGTCATCTCTGCGAGTGAGGAGGGCTGAGTGATGGAAGAATTGAAACGTTGTCCTTTCTGCGGCGGTATGGCACTTTTGAATTTCGCGCATGGTAGTAATCAGTCATATTTGGGCAACAATGGTTTTGCGAAGTCAACACCGTTTCTGTATATGGTGTTTTGCGAAGATTGTCATACAAGAACAATAGCGTGTGAAAACTCAAAAATTGCGATTCAATTATGGAACAGGAGGGCTGAGTGATGGCACTCGATGAACTGATACAAAGCCTTGTGACTGCACGAGAGGAAATGCTCAAGAACGGCATAGAAGCAAACTCCGTGACGTTAAATGGTAGAAAATATGGCAAACTTATCGCGAACCTGCCTCCAAACATTAAGCCCACAATCTGCGGAATGGCTGTAAAAGCTGATTATGCTTTGCCTGATAATTATGACTTCTTTGTACAGCGTGAGCCGCTATGGCCAATCACAAACGCCGACAAAATCAGGGCAATGACGGACGAGGAGCTGGCAGAGTGGTTAGAAGACAGATTACCGTTACCAAGTAATGGTCTGTGGCTCGACTGGCTGAGACAGGAGGTAAAAGAATGACCGTAAGAGGAACCGCAGAAGAAATCAAAGAGGCAGTCAAAGGTCTTGTTCCTGCGTGGCCTATCCGCCTGATCGACTCGCTCGTCCCTGGCGAATGGCACTTCATTCTGAACAGCATTGATGTTCTGGTGATAGTCGAAGATGAGAAACCCGTGTAAAGACTGTGCTTTCAGAGGCCTCGGCTGTCACTCAAGCTGTGAGGAATATCAAAAGTTCTTCCGGATGAACCGGGAAATAAACCGGAAGCGCCGTCAGGAGACGAAGCTGAATATCTACGTCGCCGAAGCTGTGATATCAACCAAGTCCGGCAGAAACGGAAGCTGGAAAGCATACAGAAAGGTAGAGGAGAAGTGAAATCTGGTATGGCTGATTCCTTATACGACGAAATTTTCAGGGCTCAAGAG